GAAAAAGGAGAATAGCCCCACAGAGGCCACCTACCTAGCCTTTATCTCTAAGCCTTGCCCATAGGGGTCTATTCTCTAGGCATAAGGGGCGACCCCAGATGATTAAACTGGGGGCGTGGTGGCCTATAGTCCCCAACAAAGTTTTTTTCCTAAAGTGAACCTTGATCACCACTGTCCTAGTTTGTCCGTATTTATCTGTGATGTCTGTCACAAATAAAAGATTTATTTACAGAAAGCGGGAAATGGGTATTTTTTCCCGCCTAATACAGTATAGGAGCAGTTAGCGGAACGGTTGTAGCTAACTGCGGGCTACGCTCACGCTACGCCCCTCTAAGGGCTGTAGCGGACTTACCCCTCACTTCGCTTGAGGCTCGCTCGGGCGCCAAGCCCGATGACGAGGCGCAAGTCGCCTCATTTAGTTGGGTGTAATCTACCAAAATTTAGGAGCCTGCTATTTCTAATAACACTGCTGATATAGCAAAGCGGGTAATCCTTAACGCTGTAGCAGAAGGTATGACTATAGAGACGGCTTGCGGTGAAGCTGGTAAGTCTATGAAGACTTATGAATACTACCGCAGATCCGATAAGGTCTTCGCAGATAAAGTTGATAGAACCCGTCTAGGGTTAAGGTCTAAGAACTTTGCAGCTACCGATGTCCACGACCTCGGCTTCGCCGAGTTCCGCCAGAAGTTCCTTCATCAGACTACCTTCCCCCACCAGCAGAACCTAGCAGATGTTATAGAGGGAAGAGACCCTTCCTGGCACCATCCCGCTATGAAGTTTGAAAAGGGTATTGCAGATAACCGTATCCTTATCAATATCCCACCGAACCACGCCAAGTCAATTACGATTACCGTAGATTATGTAACTTGGAAGATAGTCCAGAATCCTAACTTTAGAGTCTTGATAGTATCCCAGACTCAGCAGCTTGCAGCAGACTTCCTATATGCCATCAAGCAAAGACTTACCCATCCGATGTATGAGACCCTTCAGCAGGCTTACGCCGCTGGAGTCGGCTTTAACTCTAAGTCTGCTACCTGGACTACTACTAGAGTCACCTTCGGTGATGAACTCAGGGAATCATCTGAGAAGGACCCAAACCTAGAAGCTGTAGGTATTGGCGGTCAGATTTACGGTAAGCGTGCCGATATGATTATTGTTGATGACGCTGTTACCTTGAAGAATGCAAATGAATTTGAAAAGCAGATTAGATGGCTTACCCAAGATGTTAGATCCCGTCTTAACCCTACTGGTAAGTTAATTGTTATCGGAACCCGCGTTGCCTCTGTAGACTTATACAAAGAACTACGCTCTCCTGATAGATACCCTGGTGGTCTGGTCCCTTGGACATATCTGGCTATGCCAGCTTTACTTGAAACCAATGAGGACCCCACCAAGTGGGTAACGCTCTGGCCTTACTCAGACCAACCCTTTGATGGGCAGAAAGACTCTGATAAGACAGATGAAGGCCTCTATCCTCGCTGGAACGGTAAGCATCTCTATGCAGAACGTCAAGCTATGGATGCTCAAACTTGGGCTTTAGTTTATCAGCAACAAGATGTTTCAGATGATGCCACCTTTGACCCTGTTTGCGTAAAGGGCTCTATTGATGGAATGCGAAGGTCAGGTCGTCTCCAGATGGGAGCACCAGGTCATCCTAAAGATTTAACTGGTTTTTCTTTTGTATGTGGACTAGACCCTGCAATGGTTGGTGATACCGCCGCTATCTGCTACGGCGTAGATCGTGTAACTCATAAGCGCTACATTGTAGATGCTATCAAGATTACTAGACCAACACCAGCTCAAATTAGACAGTTGATTATTGATTGGACCAACGTCTATGCTCCCGCTGAATGGGTTGTAGAACGTAACGCTTTCCAGTCCTTCCTAACTCAGGATGAAGGTATCCGTCAGTTCCTTGCATCTAAGGGAACAGTCCTTAGAGAACATCATACTGGTAATAACAAATGGGATGCAGGCTTTGGTGTAGCTTCTATGTCTACCCTCTTTGGAACTAAGCAGCAAGATGGTAAGCATCACAGAGATAACATTATTCATCTCCCATCAGATCAAACCGAAAACATCAAGGCTCTAATAGAGCAACTAATCACTTGGTCACCTACCACTAAGGGTAAGACCGATATGGTGATGGCGTTATGGTTCTGTGAGATTAAAGCCAGAGAATGGCTTAACAACGGAATACATACCACACATCATCTAAAGAATCCATTTTTGTCTCGCTATGAACGAGGCAAGCGTCTGGTAGTAAACATAGACGAACTACTAGCCGAACAACAACGTCAATTCATATAGGGAGATACAATGCCAAAAATAGGTCAATTAAGTTATTCCAGCTCTGCTAAAGGAAATAAAGCACGAGCTAGTGAAAAGAAAGCAAGCGCAAAAATTCGTGGTATGAGAGAAAATACAGGCAGCAATACTGTATTTGGTACAGGTGAAGGTGGCGGAAGAAGAGTTGATAGATACCCAAATAAACTTGTAAAAACCACTGCTAAAAAAGCAACAGCAAAAAAACTAACACAGAAGGCAAAGAAGAAGTAATGCCAAACAAGAAACCAACACTTGACGATTACTTATCTAAGAAGAAGAAAGTGCCTTCTAAGAATAAAAGATACCCAGGCGACAGCGATGTAAAGATTGGCCCAAGCAAGGGTAAGCCTATTATTAAATTAAAAACAAAAAAGAAGTAAGGACAAATGCTTACAACCAAAGAGGTTATTGCTAAGGTAGCACGGCTACAGACTAAGTACTCAGCGCGTGATCAACGTATGCGCGATGTGCTATCCGTGCGTCAAGGAGACATCAGCAAGGTCTATCCTGCTATGTTCTCTGAGGAGTACCCAAAACCTCTGGTTGCTAACTTTGTAGATGTAGCCGCTCGTGACCTCGCAGAGGTTATGGCACCACTACCATCCTTTAACTGCGCTGCTACCAATATGGTTTCAGATAGCGCACGTAAGGCTGCTGATACTAGAACTCGTATTGCCAACTACTTTGTATCAGGTTCTGAACTCCAAATTCAAATGTATCAAGGTGCTGACTGGTTTAATACTTATGGAATGCTACCAGCAATGGTAGAGATGGATTACGAAACTAATAATCCACGCATCCGCTTGCTAAATCCTTTTGGAGTATATCCTGAGATGGACCGCTTTGGTCGCTGTATCTCAATTACTCAGGTAGTAAATACTGATGCAGAATCTCTAGCAATGCAATATCCAGAGTTCTACAATCAAATCATTACTAACAAGAGTTATATCAGTAGTTCTCCTTACATCACAATGATTCGCTACCACGATAAGGACCAAGATTTAATCTATGTTCCAGATCGTAACAACTTAATTTTATCTAACTTACCTAATGCCATTGGTAAATGCTTAGCCCGCGTTGCTGTTCGTTCATCCCTAGACGGAGAAGCACGCGGTCAGTTTGATGATGTTCTAGCAGTACAACTTGCTAGAGCACGCTTTGCAGTATTACAGATTCAAGCAGCAGAGAAATCTATCCAAGCACCTATTGCTATTCCGCAAGATGTGCAAGAACTAGCACTTGGCCCTGACGCTATTATGCGTTCTGCTAATCCGCAAGGTATCCGCCGTGTCCCATTAGAACTTCCGCCAGGAGTCTTTACAGAATCTGGCGTTCTAGAGCGAGAACTACGTCTAGGTTCTCGTTATCCAGAAGTTCGTAGCGGTAACGTTGATGCTTCAATCATTACAGGTCGCGGAGTTCAAGCGCTACAGGCTGGCTTTGATACTCAGGTGCGTGCAGCACAAGCACAGTTTGCAAGACTATTTACCGAATTGGTATCTCTCTGCTTTGAGGTAGATGAGAAAATCTTTGGTTCTATGACCAAGGAAATCAAAGGTGTAGATGACGGTACTCCGTTTAATATGAAGTATGTGCCATCTCGTCAGATTGCTGGTGAATATGGTGTAGATGTTCGTTACGGCATTATGTCTGGTATGAATCCAAACAATGCCATCATTGCCTTACTACAGATGCGAAGCGACAAACTCGTATCAAGAGATTATGTACGTAGAGAAATCCCTATGGAGTTGAATGTCACTCAAGAAGAGCAGCGTGTGGATATTGAAGAGATGCGTGATTCTTTGCGCGTTGCTGTTGCTCAGTATGCTCAGACCATTCCAGCACTTGCTGCCCAAGGTCAAGATCCTTCTCAGATTGTTTCAAGAATCGCCGAGGTTATTAAGGGTCGCCAAAAAGGTAAACAACTTGAGACGATAATTGAAGAAGTATTCGCCCCAGAACCAGCACCAGAAGTTCCAATGGGCGAAGAAGTTCCAGCAGCAGGTATGGCCCCCGTTCCTGCCTCGCAGCCAACTCCAGAACAAATGGGTGCGGCCCCTGCTGCTGGCTCTCGTCCAGATATAGCGTCATTACTCGCATCTATTGCAGGGTAAGGGAGGTGTGAAATGAAAAAAGGTGGTCGTGCAAAGGCTCCAATGGCTAAGCCAACCGAAGGCAAGAAGGATATGAAGAAGCCAGGTGGCAAGGTTGAATTTGGATATGCTGGCAAAGCTCGTAAAGGCAAGAAGGCTTAGTGTTACTCGTTGAGAGGATAGAGCGTGGAAGATAACAAAGATTATGTACCACGCTCTGTCACTCTTGCAGATTTTTTAGTAGTTGTATCAGGTTTCTTTGTAAATATAGTGCGAGCCGTAGAGATGCTTGCATCAGAACTTTTAGATTTAGCAGTGTATCACGCAAATAGAACAACAAAAGTTTCCAGAGTATGGGAACAGTTCACATCAGATTTAGAGAAGATGGAGGATCCAAATGGCTAGAGGGCCTATGGCAGGTGTATCAGGACCTGGTAAATTCTCCAAGAGAACAGATGGTTTATCATTCCAATCAACAGAGTATGGCTCAGGTGTTGAGAACGCCGCTAATAAAGCAGGCGCTCCACTAGCCAAGACTGCCGATGTACGTCCAACATCTCGTAGCGAGATGGGTATGGCTCCAAGCCAAGTTACTCCATTGTATGCTCCATCAGAGCGACCAGGTGAGCCAATCACTTCAGGTATTGCAATGGGTGAAGGTCCAGGACCAGAAGTTCTTGGTATTAACGCTCCAAATATTGATACCGATAGTGACTTACAGAGACTTGTATCTTATTTACCAGCATTTGAAGTAATGGCTCAGTCTCCTAATTCAACTCAAGCATTCCGTAATTATGTAAGGATACTTAGGGCTAACCTTCTATGAGCGAACGCGCAATAGCTCAAAGCATCTACAATGAATTGCAGAAAAAATATAATCCTTCTGCCTTTGACACAATGGGTGCTTTTAATCAACTTTACAATAATAGTAATAAACCAAACTCTTTAGCTGTGCCTATGGATGTTGCAAAGGCTTTAGATCCTACAGGCCGTCAAGAGTTTATTGATGCTTATCGCCGTCAACAGGCTTATCGCGCTGAAGAAGCTAAGCCACCTGGATTTTGGGGTAAATTATTTATCAAATTAGAAAAGGCTTACAACCTTGCAGCCCAAGGAGTTTCTTTTGGCTTACTTGTTGGTGAGGAAACTAATCCACTTTACGAAGGCAAAGGATTAGATACAAACAAAATCCGTCAATCTTGGGAAGCTGCCCGTACGGTATCTCCTGGTCGCGCTCTTGTAAGGACTCTTGTTGGTCAACCACTTGATTTAGTAGAAGATGCTTTTAATGCAGCAACTCTAGGTAAGAGTCGCAATAAAGCAGAAAAGTTTATTAAAGACCACCTGCTTTTTGCTGCTAATGACTTTGATATCTATCAAAAAGAACAAGCAGAAGAAGCATTCCGTGAACAAACATTTGGTCGTTGGTCATCTTTCACTACTGATGTTATTGCTCGCTTTGTTATTGATCCATTTATTATTGGTGGAAAAGTTGCTAAGACAGTAAAAGCCTTTGGTTATGCAACCGAAGGTGTCGGATATGTAAAGAGTGCCCTTGCTGGCGAAACAACAACTCGTAAAGCAAAAAAGGTAAAAGCCAACTTTGAGAAATTTGTTGAAGATACCGATGGCTTAGGCACAGCAGATTTATTCCGCATTAAGGCAATTCGTGAATCTGCTAATCCTGCAACTCTTGCAGATGTGCTTGCTCAAGCAAACAAGATTGATGACGTAGCAACTAGGCATAAAGCAAAAGCAGATATTATTTTATGGGCTCAGGGTGACGCTCAAGCGGCTGGAAACCTTATTGCTCGCCACGAAGATATCGCAGCACGTATTGCAAATCTTGAAGACGAAATTACTGCAGCTAAGTATTTAGGTTCATCAACCGATAAAGTAACAGGTCAATTAACTATGGACCTTGTTAATCAGGGTGATAACTTAGAGAAAAACCAGATACTTCTAAAGACCTTACAAACAGAACTTGATGATACATATAAAACTTTAGATCTTGCTGGCTCTTTAAGCCCTAATGCTGTGCCACGTTTTGGCGTTACAACTAAAGCACGCCAGTTCTTAACATTCTCAGATGATACGGCTGTTGGTAAAAAGTTTACAGACCTTCGTAATGGCGCAGCAGGTCCAGTAGTTCGTTTCCTGCAAGGCTTTGCATATAAACGCCCTCGCGGTTGGATTGACTTTACCGATAATCAATCTGTTCAGACTCTTGATAATATGCTCAACAGAGTCCGTGATTTTTCAACACAGCAAAAAAGACTTTACGTTGAAAAGGTAGATAACTTAAAGGCTAAGTTACAAGTTGCAAAGACCCCAGAAGAAGCAAAAGTCCTTAAACAAGAAATAGATAAACTTGAAGCAGATGTAAAGCAGGCAGAGTTCTCGCCTGAAAAACGCAACGAATTATTTGACAAGTATACATCTGCTGCAGATGCTGATGCTAGAGCTGCTGCTTATATTGAAATAGAAGAAGAACTATTTAGTACAGTTGCTCGCCAGTTTGGTTTCACGAACGAGAAAGATGTTCTTGCTGCTTGGCGTAAATACTCCACAGCCCGTAATAGCGCACGTAACTTAATCCGTGAGCGTGCTTATACTGGCGCTGGAACAAAGACACCTGAAGGTCAATTCATCCCAGCAGGTTCTAAAGTCGCCCCTATTGAAGGCGGAGAAGGTATTCTTAACGTAGTTGCTTTACCTTTGAACGAAACACAGCTACTTAGACAACTTCCTACCCTTGATATTGACCAAATGTATAACTCTTTGATGAGATATACAAGAGCGCAGCGTGGCAAACCATACGAAATGGGTGCTATTGCTCAAAGTAAGTTGATGAATATTGGAGATGGGCTTGACTCATTGCTTAAATTTGAGGTTTTAGCTCGCCTTGGATATCCAATTCGTAACGTAACTGAAGGTTATATGCGAATTATGTCAACCGTTGGACCTATGGCTATTATGAATCGCGTTGCTTATGGCCTTGGAGCTGCAGGAAAAAATATAATTAACTCTAAATTCAAAAATGCTTCAACAGAAGACGTATTCAAATGGAGCAATAACGTAAAATTAGAGACAAAGAAGCAAGAACTTGAAGCTCTTATGGATGTTGCCGATGATCCAGAACTTATTGCTAGACAAATTGCAGAAATTGATGCAATGCTTGCTGGAAAAGTACCAGTAATTGACAAATTTGGTATGGGTCTAAACGAGATTCGTATTGGCAATAAAGTAATTACTGTTGAAGATGCTTTAGGCGCTACCCCGCAACAGGCTGCATTCATCCGCGATAGGTTTATTACCAATGCTTCGCAGATTGTTGATGACCATTTCACTGAGGCTAACAAGGCTTTCCGTAATTCTTTTGAAACTACAGGCGACTGGGTTATTGTCAACGGAAATGATGAAGGTTGGGAACAAGCTTACATCCGTGTAGTGAATCGTCAAATTCGCGGTTCCAAACTTACTCGTATTCTGTTACAAGATAAACCCCGCGAGGCTCTTGTTGCAGAAGCTAGAACATTTCTTTTGAAGAACCCAGAAGGTCGCAGGATTCTACGTAACCTTGCTTTAGGCCGTGAAGTAGATGACATTATTCAGGCAAACTTAGAAAATATTGATAATGTTTTTCCTGCATTTGCTGCTGGATTACGCCGTGTATCAGCAGACCGTGCAATAAATGCTGATGATATTAAGTTATTCTTTGCTAATGCAGTAGATCGTCCTAGTATAAATGCAGCACAGATATCTAATGCTAATGGCACATCAAGTATGGCTAGGAGCTGGTCTAGGTTTCAAGAAGGTTTCTATAACCTTGTGGGTGAGGCTCCTGAAAGAGCTCTAGTTCGTAATCCACTATTCGTAGACTTATACCGCAAGCGCCTAGAAGCCCTTGTCCGTAACGCCATTGACACATATCCTGGTGATGAAATTCCAGCATTGTATCTACGTAAACTTGAATCTAACTCCCGTCAATGGGCAAGAGCACAGATGCGCCGTACTCTTTATGATACATCAGAGCGCGTTGAAGCAGCATCTACTATGCGTTATATCTTCCCATTCTTTGGTGCATTTGCAGATGTTATAGAAAAATGGGGCAAGATTGTTGTTGACGACCCATCTGTGATAAGAAAACTACAAACAATTTATGAATCACCAGATCGTATGGGTATGGTTGAAGAACGCGATGGAATTAAATACATTAACATTCCTGGCGAATGGGCTAGTCGTTTAGGTCTCGGTGACCGTCCTCGTGCTATTCCAAAACCATCATTAAACCTAATTTTCCAAGGTGGTGCTTGGTGGAATCCAGGCGCTGGATGGTTTGTTCAGGCCCCGTTATCGGCTATAGTAAAAAGAAATCCTAAGTTAGAAAAAAGTTTCTTAACTAAAGAAGTTCTTCCGTATGGGCCACAAGGCACAGGATGGACAGATTTTCTTGTTCAATCTGCTGCAGCCCGTAAAGCATTACAGCTATTTGACGAAGAAGACCCACAGCGTCAGAACCTGACAGTTCTTATCGCTGCTGAAGAGAATGCTAAATATGATGCAGGTTTGCGTGATACAGTTCCTACTGCAAAAGAAATCAATAATAAAGTTCGTAAGATATTAGCCCTTGATGTAGCATCTCGTTTAACACTGCCTTTTGCTACCAATACCCGTAGTCCTTACCAAGTATTTATTGATGAATACCACAGATTGCGTGAAGAAGACCCACTTACAGCGACTGAAAAATTCTATCAAATGTATGGCGATGACTACTATTATTTTACTACCTCATTATCAAAGAATAATACTGGCGTTGGTGCAACTATTGAGGCAGATGAAAGAGCAGAGAAATATAAAGATTTAATTTCAAAGAATCCAGAGTTCGGTTGGTTTATTGTAGGTGATGCCAATGCTGGAGAATTTTCACCTGCTGTATACAGGAAGCAACGCGAATTAGCTGTTGCCCCAGGCAGCACTACTAAATTCCGTGAGTCTCAAGATGCTTACGAGGCTATCAGAGATACCAAAGTTGAAAAAGGTTGGATTACTTACAACAAAGGTATTGATAAAATAGAAGCAGTTCGTATCTCCCGCGGTCTAAAAAGCCTAGAATCTGCAGGCGCTGAAGATTTGAAACTTCTAAAGCAACAATTCATTGCAGATCTTGAAACAGAGAATAGAGATTGGGCAGACGCTAGAGGTAAAATTGATATTAACAAAGTCAATACTTTCTTGCGATATGCAAAAGATATTACTAATGATTCTCGTCTAAAAGAACGTTCAGATATCAAGACTATGGCTGAATATCTGGCTGGAAGAGAAAGAGTTAGACAGGTTCTTGCAACCCGTGAAAGCCAATCTCTAGATAACGCAAATAATGCTGACATCAAAGCAGTATGGGATGAATTTATTGGAGAACTTATTGATAAAGATGTCACCTTCAATAGAATTTATACACGTATTCTTGAAAGAGATGATTTGAGGAAAGGCTTCTAATGAGTGCTTATGATAGATTAACTTCGGGTTTAGCTGGCGAAACAGGTTACGCTACCGCTTATACAGGTCAAGTATATCTTGGTTCTCAAAAGGTTCCTGGTTACACAACTCAAAGTCCTACAGGTGGAACATATACTGTTAAGGCATCAACTAAAGACCTTACAGAGACTACGGCTCAGGCCCAAGCCCGCTACCTAACAGATGCTCAACTACGCGAAAAGTGGAATACAGCTTTGCGTAAAAATGGATTTGGCACAGACCCTATTCAAGCTCGTGCCTTATGGGACATATCTGTAGCTGGCGCTTCTGACTGGTATGCCACATCTAACGGTCAGCAAAAGATTACTCCAGAGCAATATCTTGGTTGGTATTCAAGTGGCAAGAAGAAGAAGGGTCCAGCCCTTCCTTCTCGTCAAGTATATCAGGTAACTGAGGATGAGATTGATGCAGATATTGATGAAATCTTACAAAGAAGAGCAGGGCGTACTTTACAAGATACCGACAGAAGCGAAGATTGGTATAACGATTTAGTAAGCGGTATCAATAAACTTTATAGTAAGGGTATTGTAACCACTGTTGAAAAAGTCAAAAACCCTAAAACTGGTAAAATGGAAACTGTTACCACTCAAACTCCTGAGTTTTCTAAAGAAGAAATTACTAAAAGAATTACTTCTGCAGTTGAAGAAGCAGATCCATTATCAGTTCAACGCAAGCAAGACCTTGACTTTGCTAACTGGGCATTTGGTAAGATGGGTGGTGGACGCTAGTGGCTGAAATAGACGAGAGAACGCAAGCAGCCGCTAAAGCTGCAGCCGCTAAAACAGCAGAAGGTATGCCAAAGATAGACCCAAAGACTGGAATCTTTGAAGGTATGTTTACTGGAAAGTATGGCGTATTTGAAGCGCTACAATTCCATCCAATCTATGGAGCAGAGTTACGTGAGATAAAAGCAGCGCTTGCTGCAGGTAATCAAGCTCTTGCTGACACCCTTTGGAATAAATCTAAGTGGGGTCGTCTAGATACAGATGCACAAAATCGCATCTTGATGGAGTTTGAAAACGATACTCTTTACAAAGAAAAATTAAAGTCTTGGCTTGTAAATATCAAACGCCAACTTGCACAGCGTGGATTAAAAGCAGATGATGCAACCCTTGAGAAGTATTACAAAGATGGTATTGATGATGAAACTATCTTTGACGAACTTGCTGGCGGTATATCTGCTAAAGGTGCAGCAGGTGAAATAGGCGATGCTCTATCTAGTCTGCGTGGTGTTGCCCGTGCTAATGGTTTCAACTTAGAAAAAGACTTTGGCTTGCAGTTAGATGGCTGGCTACAGCGTATATCTAAAGGTGAATCTCTTGATGACTTTGCCCGCATTATTAGACAGCAAGCTAAGTTAGGTCTACCTGAAAAGGTAGGAGCCTTGCTTGATGAAGGTCTAGACCTAGATAATATCTATGCTCCATATAGAACTCGTATGGCTAACCTGTTAGAGCTAACTCCAGATGCTATTAGCCTAGATGATCCGCTACTGCGTAGCGCCTATGGACAAGACAAAGAAATGTCTCTTTATGATTTCCAACGTGCAGTCCGTAAAGACCCACGCTGGCAGTATACCGATAATGCTAGAGAAGAAGTATCTAGCGTAGCTCTTAATGTACTTCGTGACTTCGGATTCCAGGGGTAGTAATGGCTGAAACAACATTTAAGGCAATTCCTTTTGAAAAATTAAATCCTGAGACTCAATCAGTTATTGAAGCCAATGCCAAATTCCAAGGTATGACACCAGAGCAATACTATGAATCTCGTGGTGGCGTAAATAGATCTGGTTACTATGGAGATACCTACCAAGCAGCAGAAAAAAGCAATAGACCATATATGACAGAAGAAGAATATGCTGCTGTTATTGCGGACTTAAATGCAAAAGGCGTAAAAGGAACTTCTCGTGGTGCTGCAATAAATATTGCAACCGCTAAAAAAGCGTTTGATGCTGCTAAGGCACGTGGTCTTTCTGATGATGCAGCAACTATTGAATCTGGTTACAATCCATACACTGGTGAAACTGCCACAATAACAGAAGTAGTAAATCCAAAAACTGGAAATCCAGAAATTGTTTTTACTCGTGGAGATGAGTATGTCTTTGCTGACGGAAGTACAGTAAAGATAAATAGCGCTACCGTTGCTGGAAATTCTTATTACAATCTTGGCAGTGGTTCTAGTTCTGCCTCGCTTGCTGCTCAACAGGCAGCACAAGCGGCTGCAGAAGAAAAGCGCCGTCAAGGACAGTCTGCCTACAATTTGTTATTTGAACAATTTAACCAATATGGACTTGGCGCTTTAGTAGCGCCATTGCAAGGATTTATTGTAGAAGGATTATCTCCAGCAGAGTTTACTTTGCGCCTAAGAGATACTGATGCCTATAAGAAGCGTTTTGCTGCTAATCAATCTCGTATTCAAAGAGGTCTACGTGCTTTATCTGAGGCAGAATATATTGGTCTTGAAGACCAGTATCAGAATGTAATGCGTAACTATGGTCTGCCAACGTCTTATTACACTCGCGGAGATATGGGCCGTCAAGAAGGATTTGAGAAGTTTATTGGCGGAGATGTATCTGCTGCAGAACTTGAAGATCGTATTATTACTGCACAGAGTCGCGTTCTTAATGCTGCTCCACAGGTAGCCCAATCGCTACGTCAGTTCTATCCAGAGATTACTGGTGGAGATATTTTAGCCTACGCCTTAGACCCTGATAAGGCTCTAAATGAAATCAAGCGTAAGGTAGGAGCTGCTGAAATTGGAGCAGGTGCTGCGATAGCAGGACTAGCAACAGGTCTTTCCAGAGCAGAAGAACTACAGCGCTACGGAGTGACTGGTGAGCAAGCACGAGCTGGTTACCAGACAATCGGAGAGTTCCTGCCAAGAGCATCACAACTTGGAGATATTTACGCAAAACAAGGTCTTGGTCCATTTACTCAGACCACTGCTGAAGAAGAAGTTTTTGGCACTACAGGTGCTGTAGAAGCAGGTAAGAAACGTAGAAAACTTGCTCAACTTGAACAAGCGCAATTTGGTGGCACATCAGGTGCTGCACAAGGCGCACTAGCCCGCGAACGCGCAGGGCAATACTAAGCCTGCTAACGGAACGACTGGCCCGTTAGAGAGACACCAACACCAGGAGTAGAAGCCATACAGAAAGCCCCCGAATCTGTATGAGGTCTACGTAAACTAAAAACGAATGGGAGAAGGACCTATGTCCAACTACGACTACGAAGATGACGACTTTGATACACCATCAAATGATGGTAATGATCTCGTCAAACAGTTGCGAAAAGCAAATAAGCAAAAAGAGAAAGAACTGGCTGACCTAAAATCTCAGTTTGAATCTATCTCAAAAGCCAACAGAGAACGAGCAATCAAAGATGCCCTCGCTAGTCGCGGGGTAAATAGCAAAATTGCTTCATTTATCCCACAGGATATAGACCCAACTGAAGAGTCTGTATCTAAATGGCTGGAAGATTATGCCGATGTATTTGGCTATGAAACCCAGTCAAACCAGGCAACACCTAATGTAGATCCAAAGCAGGCTGCTGCATATCAGCGGATGACCAATGCTGTAGAACAGGGAGCAACTCCTGAGTTCCAAGCAGACGTTCATCGTAAGTTGATGAATGCAAATAGCCGTGAAGAACTGGATGAAATTATTAGGTCGTCTGGTCTCTAAGACCGAACCTATCCGAAAGGCAAGATAAATGGCAATTCCTACAGGTACATTGACACAAATTTCGTCAATGCAAAACCTTGTACAGAGTGCGTACGATCAGTATGTTCGTATGGCTCTTCGCTCCATCCCAGTGATGCGTGCGTTGGCTGATGTTAAGCCAGTACAGCAAGCAATGCCAGGTTCGTCAGTTGTATTCTCCATTTACTCAGATCTCTCAACAGCGACTGGTACATTGACAGAAACTTCTGATGTTTCCTCTATTGCTCTTGGTAACCCATCACAGGTTACTGTAACACTTAATGAGTACGGCTCAGCCGTAACAACAACCAAGAAGTTGAACCTAACTTCTTTCAACGATGTTGATTCAGCTCTTGCTGACATCATTGCTTACAACGCTGCTGATTCTATTGATAGCGTTGTAGCATCCGTTCTTACTGGTTCCACTGGAACTAACGTAATCTACGGTGGCGCAGCAACTGGTACCAACTCAATCACCTCTTCAGGTACCATCACTGCAGCCAACATCCGTAAGGCTGTTGTTCAACTCCGCAGCAACAAAGCAATTCCTCGTATCGGAGAACTCTATGCTGCATATCTACACCCACGTCAGTCTGCTGACCTTCGTGCCGAATCAGGCACTGGTGGATTCCAGGAGCTAACCAAGTACGTTGATCGTACTCCGTTCGTTGCTGGAGCAGTTGGCGTTCTTGAAGGCGCATTCATTGTTGAAACGCCTCGCGTTCCA